ATCATGGATTGGCTTGATGATCGGAAGCGGCATCCCGTGGACGGCGGGCTCCCCGCGCTTTTAATCCGAGTCGTCATCGATCCGCGGACGAAGAAAGTCGGGAAGCTGATCGACTTCCTTCGCGTCGGGGAGGACGAGTCGGGTCGCGACACGCGGGAGCCGCGGCCTGCCCCTGTAGGAACTCGCGTCGCCATGTCGCTCAGCCTCGACCTTCACACCGTGCTTTCCGACTTCACGAGGGAGCAATGACCCCCGAAGTTCACGACAGGGTCACGACTGCGATTCTCTTCGCTTTGCGCGACCATACCGACCTTGGCCCGCTCTCGCTCGGGTTGCTCGGCGCCGCCCTGACTCACGGCGAGCGGCCCAAGATCGCTGACGTTCTCGACGACATTCGCGCGGGCGGAGATCCCGTGCTCTTAGAGGTGGCGCTGCAAAACCTCGATGGCGAAACGTCGACGGAGATTCACGTCCGTCTGTCGACGGAGCAAGAGAAGCCGATTGCGATCCCCGACGACTCGAAGGTCATCGCGTCTCGCGTGTTCAACCTCGGGCCGCCGATCCGGCCCCTACTGCCTCTGCTGAATTGAGCGGACGGACTGGGAGAAGCGGCAGAAACTTTTTCAGAGAACTCAGGGCGACGGCGGCGCGCATCATCGCGCCCGAGCTGACGCGCGGCTTTGACGCGGCCTCGTGGAAGCGATTCCCGAAAGAGGCGCGGTTCGCGCGCACGGCCACTGAGACGCTGGCGAGTGCGCCGGCGATCCGGTCCCGCGCACGCTACTACTACGCAAACGACGCCCACGCCCACGCGGCCGTCGAGTCGCTCGTGGCGTTCGCGGTGGGCGCCGGACCCGTCCCGGCGCATCCCGACGCTGAGCTTGTCGCCGACTTCATGACGTGGTGGGACGCCGCGGGCGAGAACGGCGCCGACTTCGGGTCCGTCATCGCGTCGCTGTTCCGCGAGGCAGTCGTCTCCGGCGATGGCTTCGCCATCGCGCGCCACACGCCCGAGGGCGACCTATATTATCAGCTCATCCCAGCGGAACAGGTAGCGGAGAGCGAGTCTCGCGAACTCGGCGGCGGCGCCTTCATCGCCTCCGGCGTGGAGCACGACGCCACGGGCCGGATCGTCGCCTACTGGATTCATCCCCGGTCCCCGACGACGACGTTTGAGAGCTATGCGCCGCCCGTCCGCGTGGACGCGCGCGACGTGATCCATTTGGCGAAGCTTTCTGTCGGCCAAATTCGCGGCGTTTCATTCCTCGCGCCGGTCCTGTTGCGCCTCGCCGACTTGGGCCTTCTCAGCGATAGCCTGTTGAAAGGGTTCCAAGTCGCCGCGCTTCATGCCGGCTTCATAGAAGACTCGCTCGGGACTTCCGGGCTTCCGTTCGATGGTCAGGCGACGGACAATCCGGGCGAGCTTGAGGTGAGTCTCGAGCCGGGAACCGTGCGGCGTCTCGGGCCTGGGCAGAAGATCACCTTCAACAACCCGCAGGCGGCAAATCAGAGCATCGAGTTTTTGACGGCGAACATCGAAGCGATTTCCGCCGGCTTGGGCGTGCCCGCCTTCCTCGTTTCGGGCAATTGCGCTCGGGCGAACTTTAGTAGCCTCCGAGCCTCCGTCTCGATTGCCTTCAAGGCGCGTCTCGAAGCTCTGCAGTGGACCATGATCGCCCCAATGGCGCTGGCGCCAATCTGGCGCCGGTTTGTGCTGACGCGAGCGCTTCGCGACGGCCGCGCCGTAGCCGACGCGGACATGCGTTGCGAGTGGAGATTCCCCGCGCTCCCGGAACCGGACCCGGCGAAGTCGGCGGCGGCGACGATCACTCAACTCGACGCGCGCCTCATGTCCCGCCGCGAAGCCATCGCCGCCCGCGGTGAATCTATCGAGCGCGTGGACGCGGACATTGCGGCCGATCCGTTCACGAACGATCCCGAGCCTTCCGAAGAGGACTCCAATGACGACGCTTGAACTCACGCGCCGCGGCGCCGCGCTCGCGCCCACGACGTTCGATGAGAAGACGAACACGGTGGAGGCCGTCGTCTCGACCGGCGCCGACGTGCGCCGCCCCGGCTACATCGAACGGCTTCCGGTGGCGAACGCGAACCTCCGCGGCTTCGTCGGAAAGCCCGTGCTCGACGCTCACAGTCAGGCCAGCACGCGCGCCGTGCTCGGCGTGATCGAACGCGCCTGGATCGCGGACGGCGAGCTTCGAGTCCTCATCAAGCTTTCTTCCCGAGACGACGTGACGGGGACCGTGCGCGACATTCGTGACGGGATCATCCGTTCTCTGAGCGTTGGTTATCAGGTTCTCGAATGGGCGGAGTCGACTAACTCCAAAGGCGAGCGTGTGCGAACGGCGCGCGCCTGGATTCCGCACGAAGTCTCGTTCGTCCCCATCGGCGCAGACCCCGGCGCTGTCACTAGGAGTTCCTCTATGGAACCGGAAATCGAAACGCCGGAGACCCCGGCGCCTACCCCGGAACAGGTTCGCGCTCAGACGCGCGCCGAAGTCCGCGACATCATCAAGCGCGCAGGCGGCACGCCGGCGCAAGCGGATGAGCTGATCGACCGCGACGCGACGCCCGAGCAAGCGCACGCCGCGGCCTATGAGATCCTGACGGCGCGTTCGCAGGCCTATGAGATCCTGACGACTCGTTCGCAGGCCGCTCCGCGCGTCCGCGTCATCAACCCCGGCCCGTCGCCGGAAGAGACGCAGCACCGTCGCGCCGCCGGCTTCGCGGCGAGCCATTTCGGCGTCGCCGTGAAGGACGAAGCGGCCAAGCCGTTCGTCGGGCTCAGCGTGGAAGACCACGCGCGGGATCACCTCGAGTCGCTCGGCGTCCGCACGCGCGGCATGAGCCGAGACGTGCTCCTCTCTACAGCCTTCCAAACCCGTTCGGGCGGAGTCGGCCAGCACACCACGAGCGACTTCCCTCTCATGCTGGACATCGGCCTCTCGACGGCTGTTCGCGCGGCCTATGAGGCGGCTTCCTCGCCGCTCGTGGCGCTCTGCTTCAAGGCGACGGCGAACGACTTCCGCACGCAGTACGCCCACCAGCTCGGCGAGTTTCCCAAGCTCTCCAAGGTGACGGAGTCCGGGGAGATCAAGAACGTCACGCGCGGCGAGGCCCGCGAGTCGTGGTCGCTCGACACGTATGGCGCCCTGTTTTCGGCTTCCAGGAAACTCATTTTAAATGACGCCTTCAACCAGCTCGGCGACTTCGCGCGCGATGCTGGGCAGGCGGCGGCTGCGACCACGGCGGACCTCGTGGTGCAGGCGCTCACGCAATCGGCCGGCGCCGGTCCTGTCATGGGCGACACCGTGCGGCTCTTCCACGCCGATCACGGAAACTTGGATTCCAGCGGCGCCAGCATCGCCCTTGAATCGCTCAGCGCGGCTCGCGTCGCGATGATCACGCAAACCGGCGTCGACGGCGAGACGATCATCAACGTCAAGCCGGACACCATCGTCGTTCCGCCGTCGCAGCTCACGGCGGCCGAACAGTTCGTCGCCACGATCCAACCGGGCCGAACGGACGATGCGAACCCGTTCGGCAACAAGCTGGCGGTCGTGTGCGAGCCGCGACTCGAGGCCATCGATCCGCTGGCTTGGTACCTCGCGGACTCCCGTCACCCGGCGCTCGTGCTCGGCGGTCTCGCCGGATACGAGGGGCCGCAAGTGTCGGCGCGCGATGGCTGGGAAATCCTAAGCCGCGAGTGGCGCGTCACTCTCGACGTGGGCGTGGGGCCGCGCGACTGGCGCGGCTGGTATCGCAACGTCGGCTCCGAGAGCGCCTAAGCCATGGTCCCCGACCTCAATCTCACTCAGCTCTGCGAGCTCCGCGTCAAACTGATCCGTGCACGCGCCAATAACGTGCGCACCGTCCGCGATCAGAACGGAGAGGAGATCACCTACAAGTCGGATCGCGAGATGGCGGCGGCGCTCGCCTACATCGAAAGCCTCATCGCGGCGAAGAGGTCGGGGACGGCCAACGTCTATCGGTTCAAAACCTCTAAGGGCACGTAGCCCAAACACGAAAGGTCAGTACAATGAGAAACTTCATCCAGCCTGGGAAGACCATCACGGTCCCGTCCCCCGGCAGTGTCGAGAGCGGCGACGTCGTCATCATCGGCGGGCTCGCTGGCGTGGCGAGCGGCGACGCCGAAACCGGCGAGGATTTGGACCTCGCCCTGGAGGGCGTCTACACGCTCCCGAAGTCCAGCGCCGTTGTCCTCACGGTCGGCGAGCTGGCGCTCTGGGATGGCGCCCAGGTTGTTGACTCGGAATCCGACGGCGACGCCATCGGGCACGTGATCGAGGCGGCCGGAAGCGGCGTCACAACCTGCCTCGTGCGCTTGTCAAACTGAGTCGATGCGCAACCCGTCCTTTTCCCACAACAGCGGTGCTCGCGGTCTCGCTGAGGCGCGTCAGCGGGCGGGCGCGTCAGCGGCGGTGGCGGAGCAGTTGTCGCTCCACGCCGCCGCGACGTTCGCGCGCGTCTCCGTCGACACGATCAAGCTCGCCGTCCGGCGCCGCGATCTCCGCTGCACCTGGGACAAGCAAGGCCGTCAGTCTTTCTGTGAAGGCGAGGTGCGGGCCTGGGCTCGCGAGCGCCGGCTCATTCTGACCTGAAAAGTGAAGGCCCCCGGCTCGCCACCGAGGGCCTTCGTGATGAGGACAGTCGCAACCAGACCAATGGAGCAACCGAGGTGAATTCTCCGTACCCTAAGAATAGCGAGCAAGCCTTTTCGCAGCGCGTCCGCCACGAGTTGCAGCAAGCCGGAGTCCGTCGAGACGAGGCGCGCGCAGCCGCCGCGAGGCTGGTCAAGGAACGGCGCCGGCTCCACAAACGCTTCGGGCCAGACCTCGACGTCCGACCGCTCATTGTCCCCGCTCCGGGAGGGCGCGTCACCACGGTCCTCGTCTGGCGGCGGCCTGCCGATCTCGACCCCACGCTAGAGGATGTGGCCGACTCGATGATGGTCGACAGCATGGCCAAGCACGTATTCGACCCGGGTGCGGTGCTGTCGGCTATCAGGGCGGAATTCCCGTGAGCCCCCTCG